CCGGTGCGCCGCAGGTTGCGCACGAGGCGGGTCTCCTCCAGCTGCCCGGTCTCGAAGAGGCGCAGCAGGCGGCCCGGATGCTGCGCGACGGTGGTCCAGCGAAAGTCGTACCACAGCGACCGCTCGCAGGGCTTGCCGATCAGCGAGGCGCCCAGGTGGACTCGGAAGCCCTGGCGAGCGTCTGCCTCGTAGGCGGCGAAGATCGCTTCGCGGGTCGGACTGACGACGATCGGCAAGTCAGCCATGACCGACCTCCCGGCCTTGCCGCTCCCGGGCGACCGCCAAGGCCGACTGCCACGCGTCATCCGGGAGGTGCTCGCGCAGCACGTCGATCAGCGTGTCCTTGAATCGGTCGCGCGGGAAGTCGCCTGACAGCGCGGCCAGATGCGCCGACACCCGAGCAAGCTCCTGCTGCTTGAAACGCAGCGCCGTCTTCGCCCGGTGGAACCACTGGGCATCGAGCGCGCCGCGCCGGGCCTGACGGGCGATGTCCGCCGTGGCGATCTGGGTCTTGATCGAGGCGATCTCGTCCTGCAGCTCGACCAGGCGCTCGCGACACGTTTGTGCGGTGGCCGGCAGTGGTGCAGAAAGGGGGGCGTGCTTGCTCATCGTCTCAACCCTGACGTTTCCATGGCAGCGTGGCGTTGGCTGCCGGGGTGGCTGGACGCGCCAAGCCAGCCGGGGCTGCGGGAGGCGACGTGGGCTGCGCATCGGTGCCCGACAGGTAGCGGATCGAGTTGCTTTCGCCGTACTGCCCCTTCGGCGGGCGCACCTTGACGTCGATCTGGACCGGGATCAGGTGCAGTTGTTCGCTGTTGCTGACCTGCATCTTGCCGGCCGCCCGGCAAAGCGCCGACAGGCTGCGCTGCGCCATCAGCACGGCGTCGGGGTTGGCATTGACGAGGTTCAGGCGGTCGAACAGCTTGCGCCCGGTGTACTGCCCTTCGAGTACATCGAGTTCGAGAAGCAGGTATTGCCCCATGCCGTCCTTGGTTGGGCGCATTTCGCTGGCGACGAGCTGGACCCGATACTTGCCGGGCGGAAAGACTTCGAAGGGGGTGGAGGGTTCGACGGTCGAGGCGTCGAAGGTGTGTCCGAATGAAGCCATGGTGTTTCTCCTTTGCGGTCAAAAATGAGAATTCAGTGGTTGCTGAGAGCGGTCTTCAAACTGTCCGGCATCGCCTGCGCGAAGGCCGACCAGTCGAGCGGCAAGCTGTCGGGCAGGCCGTAGCGGTTTTTGGCCAGGAAGGCGGGACGTTCGGCGGTATGGATGACGCGCTCGCCGGAACCGAGGGCGCGATTCACCTTCTTGTTGAAGCCGACGTCGGCCTTGACAGTGCTGATCCGGTAGTTCGCGAAAAGCACGATGTCGGCGTGCTCCTGCAGCAAGGCCGCCGCGCGGGTGTGCAGCTTGATCACGTAGCGGTCGTAGGGGTCATGCTCCGGGCTGTCGAAGCGCTTGATGTCGGTGTGGGCGATCTGCACGATGGTCATGCCACGTTCGTCGCGCAGGGCATTCAGACCGTCGAGGTACTGTCGCCAGAACTCCATGGTGGCGAGGTAGCCCTTTCCATAGCCGGGAGCCTCCAGATCCTTCCAGCCGTATTCCTTGCAGGTCTTCGCCCAGATCAGCGGTTCCAGCCAGTCGGCGCTGTCGACCACCGCCGTCTTGAAATCGTGCTCCTCGTTGTAGAGGCTGACCAAGATGTCGATCACGTCTTCGAAGGAGCGTGCGATCGGGAAGTGGCTGGCCTCGATCGTGCCGAGACCGTCCTCGGTCTGGATAAATACCGGATGGTTGGCGTTGGCGGCGAACGTGGTCTTGCCGACGCCGGCGACGCCGTGAATCAGGATGCGGGGCGGCTTCGGCGCGCTGGCGCGCGTGAGTTGGGAAAGCGAAATGGCCATGTAGATGCGCTCCTTTGGGTGGTCAGTGGCGATTCGGTGTTGGCGCTCAGTGCGCCGGGGTGAGCAGTTGTTTGCGGGCCTGCGAGGCGTCCGGGGTCATCCGTGCGCGCTCCGCGATGTAGCGAAAGACGAAGGGCTCGACGCGCTGGCTCACCAGATGCACCAGGCCTAGTTCGCAGGCGTGCCAGGCACGTTTGGCCACGGAATGGATGCGCTGGCGCTCCCTGGATGGATAGGAGCTACTGGCCTCCGACCGGTCCAGCAGCAGCAGGCCCTGGTGGTACTGGATACGTTCACCGGGTACCGAACTGGCGATCCAGTCACACAGGGCGGCTTCGGTGAGCGGCTTGGCGGGTATGTGTGGCGGACGTTCGAGATTGACCGTCAGGGGGCTCGGCTCGCTTTGGGACAGCACAGAGGTGGGATCGAAGGCGTTCATGAAATCTCCGTCAGTTGGCAGCAGCAGAAAAGCTGCGGCGTCTGATTGTTCTTACCGGCGATGCCGGGTTTTTTCTCAGGGCGGTCTACGCGGCGGCCTTGATGCCGAACATGCGCAGATGCATCTGGAGGTCGGCCACGCGGCGGTAGAATGTCGGCTTGGAGAGCCCTGAAGCCTTGCAGGCCATGGGCATGTCCTGATGCTCGGTCAGCAACCCCAAAAGCACGCGTTGCTCGGCGTCCATCAGAGAGACGGCGTAGTCGAGATCCCGGGCCACGTGAATTTCGTCGTAGCCCCTGGGGGGCTCACCCCACCGCGGCACCACTCTGTTCGCGTCGGCCAACACGTCGAGGCAATCGGAGTCGCACTCGTTCGCGGCGTCCTCCCCGGACGATCTGAAAAGCATGTGCTGGCGGTCGTGCACGATCGCGCTGGTCAGTTCTCCTGCGCGGTGCTGAGAAACCAGTCCGGTGAACGTTCCGGGTTGACCGCGGGATGCGTCGTAGCGGGACTCGCGCTCAAGCAGTTCAAGCAGGATGTCGTGCTCGACGTCCTGGCGTTCCTCTGCCGACAAGCCAATCTTGTGGGCCACACGCCAGGCATTAGCGCCAGCGGCTCGGGTCGCTGCGTTGAAGTAGCTCTTGGGGGAGTGGAGAGTCTGCATCGTTGTCCTTTTTTTTGCGTTTCGCCAGCCGTCAATCCTGTCGATTAAGAGATGCCACCCGGGGGTGTCACACACCGCAACTGGTGTAAGACGAACGATAGGGTCGGGATTTACTGACGCGCCAACGGCAGATTTACTGAAGACTTACTGAACAACGGCGAGCAAAAAAAAACCGCCCGGAGGCGGTTGGTTTGGGTCAGTCTCGGCGCAATCGATATCGTGCTGCGCAGATCCTTTCGATCCAATCCTCTCGACAGGCTTTTCCGGAAAAGGCGTCATCAATGCCTCGGGAGTCCGAGTTGGCATACCTCTTGATGTCGGCCCAGCTAAACCCGCCGTGATCGGACTCCCGCATCTTCCACAGCCACGCAACGATGTCGCGCTGCACGCCCTTGAAGACCTTGCTACGTCCGCGGATGATCAGCTCGCCTGATCTGTAATCGAAGCTGAACAACGGATCACTCCGGTCAGGCGAAATCCCGGAAACGATTTTGTCGAGGTAGGATCGGATCAGCGTTGCGCTGGTCGATTCGGTCGAAAAGGCGTCGATCAGGCCGACCGCGAAGTGGCGTCCCGGAAAGACGATATGTGGGCTCGGCGCCTTCCCGGAGTACAGCATTAGTCCTCCCTCGGTATCCGAGCGTCCTTGCAAGGTGCTGACGATCGCGTCGAGGTGACGAGTCAAGTTGCGCGCAAAGAATACTGGCAGTCGGGCACCCCCAAGG